AGCAAGACCTTGATAAACTCTCCTTCCCCCAAGCCCAGTTCCGAGCTAAGTCCAAGCAAGCCAAGACGTTTGAATGGCGTGGGAATGAATATACTTCAGGTTATATGGGCGGAACCCAAAGCATCCCTGCTGACAAGCCACAGCCTGAACTCAGCGAGGAAGATAAGCGCACGATGAGTGCCGAAGGTCGCCCCAAGGTAACTACCAAAAAGAAAACTAAGGTTGGTGTAAGGAGTGCATACGGTGAGTAAAGATCCCAGACTTGTTCGCGCGGGTGTAAAAGGTTATAATAAACCCAAGCGCACACCTAATCATCCTAAGAAGTCGCACGTTGTAGTGGCTAAAGAGGGTGAGAAGGTAAAGACTATCCGTTTCGGAGAGCAAGGTGCTTCTACTGCTGGCAAGCCCAAGTCGGGCGAGTCCGACAAGATGAAGATGAAACGTGCGAGCTTCAAGGCTCGTCACAGAAAAAACATAGCCAAGGGCAAGATGTCGGCGGCTTACTGGGCAGATAAGGTTAAATGGTAATGACTAAGCTATACAAAACAGATGGTAACGAGTGGATCGGCAAAACCTGCAAGATGCCTAATGGTAACTTGAAGTCTGGCGAAACGCTCACAGAAGATAGCGTCCGCGTTATTACTGCTGAGGAACTAAAAGAGCGTGGCATCGAGCCAATCCCTCATGTTCCTGTAAAGCGTGTGGAGAAAGTTAAAACTAAAAACACTCCCACCTCCCTGCGTAAGCTCGGCCAAGAAGCTACAGACTAATGGCTGTTAACGCTGCTGGAAACTATACTAAGCCTGGGATGCGGAAGAGTCTCTTCAACCGCATCAAGGCTGGTGGCAAGGGTGCTGCTCCTGGGCAGTGGTCTGCGCGTAAAGCTCAGATGCTTGCCAAGCAGTATAAGGCTAAGGGCGGCGGATACCGATGAAAGCTTCTCAGAAATCTCTTGTTGCCTGGGGCAAACAGAAGTGGCGCACCAAGTCTGGTAAGCCTAGCACTCAGGGTTCTGAGGCTACTGGCGAGCGCTACCTGCCCGAGAAAGCCATTGCATCTCTGAGTTCTAAAGAATATGCTGAGACTACTGCAAAGAAACGTGCGGCTCGCCGTGCTGGTAAGCAGTTTGCTAAACAGCCCAAGGGCATTGCAAAGAAGACAAAGGCATATAGAACATAGATAGGAGTAGCTATGACTTTCTTACATACAATCAATCAGCAGGAGCGCAACGCTCTGCGCACGATTGTTAAAAAGGTTCACCTCAAGTATCACCCCAAAGAGTTCTGCACAGACTACGAGGCCGACAAGCTGATCGCAACAATCGCACCTGATGTTGTCGAAAAGCTTATCAAGGTCGGGGTGGACTTTAAAATTGACCAACTTTAATTACAAGCCTGATGGCGATACTCTAAAGGAGTTTATGAAAGATGATACTTTCTTTCGTGGGATTCGTGGCCCTGTGGGGTCTGGTAAGTCTGTTGGTTGCTGTGTGGAAGTCTTCCGACGAGCGTTAGCACAGGAGAAAAACGATGAAGGTATTCGCCGTTCTCGTTGGGCTATCATTCGGAACACTAACCCCCAGCTACGAACTACTACAATTAAGACATGGCTTGACTGGTTTCCCGAAGATCAGTGGGGTAGGTTCCAGTGGTCTGTCCCCTACACCCACCACATTAAACAAGGTGACCTTGACTTAGAGGTCATCTTCCTCGCACTCGATCGTCCAGAGGACGTGAAGAAGTTGCTGTCGCTCGAACTGACAGGCATCTGGATTAACGAGGCGAGGGAATTACCCAAGTCAATCATTGATGCTTGCACCATGCGCGTAGGTCGTTTCCCTTCTATGCGTGATGGTGGCCCGTCCTGGACTGGGGTTATCGCTGATACCAACGCCCCAGAAGAAGATCACTGGTGGCCTATCATGTCTGGTGAAGTTCCCATCCCCGACCACATCTCTGCTGACGAGGCGCGGATGATGGTGAAGCCAGACAACTGGAGCTTCTACACACAACCTGCTGGCATGGTAGAGGTCAAAGATGCTGAGGGTGTTATCCAGGACTATGAACCTAGCAAGACTGCTGAGAACCAGAAAAACATGTTGGGCAGCTACTACTCAAACCTCATTCGTGGTAAAACTAAAAGCTGGATTGATGTTTACGTTATGAATAAGTTAGGTCAGATTAATGAAGGGAAGCCAGTTTACCAAATGTTTGCGCCTGATATGCACGTTGCTAAAGAAGAAATTCCCGTGGCTGCTGGAGTTCCTACTTTTATTGGCCTTGATTTTGGCCTCACTCCCGCCGCAGTGTTCGGACAAAAGGTGCGTGGCCGATGGCTTATACTGCAAGAGATTGTCGCCTTTGACATGGGTATCGTCCGATTCTCAGAGTTAATTAGGCAGGAGATAGCCACGCGCTACTCAGCCTGTGAGGTTAGTATTATCGGTGACCCTGCTGGTGACTTCCGCGCTCAGACTGATGAAAGCACTCCGTTCCAAGTATTGCGTGGCGCTGGCTTGGTAGCTCGCCCTGCACAAAGCAATGACGTATCTTTGCGTGTTGAGGCTGTGGCTGGAACTCTTAACCGTATGGTCGAGGGCAAGTCTGGTATCCTGATTGACCCACGATGCAAAGAACTGATCAAGGGCTTTGAGGGTGGGTATGGGTATCGGCGTATGCAAGTGTCGGGTGAGCGCTACGATGACAAGCCAGATAAGAACCGTTTCTCTCATATTCACGATGCTTTGCAGTATCTAATGCTTGGTGGTGGCGAGGGGCGCGAAGTGCTTGGTAATAGCAAAACAGCAAAGCCATTTACTATGAAGCGAGAATTTGATATATTTACACGGAACCCCAAGCAAAAGAAGCAGAGCTTCTGGAATAGGATGAAGTAATGGGAAAGTCGTCGTTAGTTATCGAGCGTGAGCGCGCCAAGCGTCGTCAGAATAGTATTTCTGTTAGGGAAAGTCTTATTTCTGAACTGGGTCTAGCAAAAGGTATTGACCCTAAAATTGCTGCTGCAGTTTTTGATCGTGTTGGTGATCCCGTTACCCGTTATGCGCATGGCGGCAAGATGTATCGAAATTACACGAAACAACAAACAGCAGATCTGTTTGCAAAAAAATACAAATCAGAGTTAGCAAAAGTTGGTCAGCCCGAACTTACAGAGGCCATCGCTGCTGGATCTGATCCTCGAAGTGTCGAAGCCTTAAAGACAAGTTTAATTTCTGCTTACACGACTCCTGCGGTAAGCAGAGTAGGCGGCAAAGCCCAACACATCTCAGGCAGAGTAAAAGCACGTGAAAAAGCAGTCGCTGAACAAACTCAAAAAGCTAAGAATATTTTAATTGGTGACGCTGATGTGCAGCCTGATATTCAACAACTTAGACAAAAACGTAAAGGTTTAATCGAGATGGAAGCCAAGGCTTTGACTCGCAAGACTGGTCGTCGCGCTCTTTTAACATCCGCTCCTGGTGGTGGTAGTGGATTCTATGGTGGATACTTTGATGGAAAATAAAACAGCGAAGCACTACATGAAAAAGTATGAAACGGCCAAGTCGTTTCGACTTCCTTTCGAAGACTTGTTCCAAGAGTGCTACGACTATGCTCTCCCACAGCGTGAGGGCTTTTTCCATACATCCCCCGCCGAGCGCCGAGATGACCGCATTTTTGATGAGACTGCTGTCGTTGGTGTTCAAGAGTTTGCATCGCGCTTACAGAGTGGCCTAGTGCCTAACTTCGCTCGCTGGTCAGACCTTATTGCTGGCAGTGAGATTCCTGGTGAAGAGCGTGATGAGGTAAATAATGATCTCGATGAAGTCACAGAATACATCTTTGAAATCATAGCTAACAGTAACTTTGCACAGGAAGTGCATGAGTCGTTTATGGATCTAGCTGTAGGCACTGGCTGCTTGCTAGTGGAAGAAGGCGATGCCGTTAACCCACTACGCTTTAGCGCTATCCCCCTGCCTAAGATTGTATTAGAAAATGGTGCTGATGATCGCATTGACCATGTGTATCGTGAGCGCGAGATTCGTCACCGCGACTTTAAAGTTGCATACCCTAAAGCAAAACTGTCTCCCAAGTTGGTAGACCTGATGGAGAATAAACCAGATGAAAAATGCAAAGTCCTTGAAGTCGTTTGTCGATTATATGATAAACCAAACCAAGAACGTTACGGCTACTATGCTATTGATAAAACGCATGGTGAACTCATTTACCAAGATATTTTCACAGGTGTCGGTAGTAACCCGTTCATTTGTTTCCGATGGTCGAAAGCTTCTGGCGAAGTTTATGGGCGAGGGCCGCTAGTCAACGCACTGTCTTCTATCAAGACAACCAACCTGACTATCCAACTAATCCTTGAGAACGCACAGATGGCTATCTCTGGCATCTATCAGATGGATGACGATGGCATTATCAACGTGGATACAATCAACCTTGTGCCAGGCACAGTCATTCCTAAAGCCCCAGGCTCAGGCGGACTACAGCCTGTAGCTGCTGCTGGTAGCTTTGACGTTGCCCAGCTTGTGCTAAACGACATGCGCCTGAACATTAAACGCGCTCTGTATAACGATATGCTTGGTGATCCAAATCGCACACCAGCTACAGCCACAGAGATTGCAGAGCGTATGGCAGACTTGTCTCGTCGTATTGGTTCAGCCTTTGGTCGCTTGCAAGCAGAGCTAGTTCAACCCCTTCTCCAGCGTGTAGTTTACATTCTCAAGAAGCAGGGGCGTATTGATTTGCCTACAGTGAATGGCCGTGAAGTTAAAGTTCGTAGCTCTTCACCTTTGGCACAAGCTCAGTCTAATCAAGACATCTCATCCGTTGCTCGCTTCTTAGAGCTTGTCGGTGGTAACTTCGGCCCAGAGATGGTCAACTTACTTGTAGACACAGAAGAGGCCGCGATCTATCTTGGTAAGAAGTTCGGTGTCCCCGATACTTTGATTAGAGATGAAGCGGAGAGAAAACAGATGCAAGAGATGATGCAACAAATGGCTGCCCAACAGCAAGGCGGCGGTGTGGTATAAATGTCACACATTGGAGTAGACGGCTATCCTCGCCCGAAAGAGGAAGACGAAAAGATTTCACAAGACATTAGAGCCTTGATGGGTAGTCCAGCAGGGCGTGAGGTTCTTCGCTATCTCCGTTCCATTACATTGGATGCGGTAGCTGGCGGTGGAATAAGCGATGGCGAACTCCGACATTTGGAGGGTCAACGCTTTGTAGTAGCGCTGCTTGAGCGGCGCATTAAACATGCAGAGAAAGTAGAAAGCAAATGACTGAAGCAACAGATAATGTAGAGGCAGTAGCCGAAACACCTGACGCCAATGTAACAACGGAGTCAGTAGAAACAAGCCGCCCAGAGTGGCTACCAGAAAAGTTTAAGACACCAGAAGATCTGGTTACATCTTATAGCAACCTGGAAAGCCGTATGGGTAAGGGTGAGGAAGATATCCGAACTTCTATTATGGAAGAGATTGAAGGCGAGGCATTTGCCAATCGTCCTAAAACCTCTGGTGACTACACTCTCCCAGAAGGGACTGAGGAAATCGCAGAAGACCTAGCCAATGATCCAAACGTAGAGTGGTGGTCTAACTTTGCTTGGGAAAATGGTTTCTCTCAGGATGAGTTTGCAGAGGGCTTGCAACGCATGATACCCCAGGGGCCAGACCTAGAAGCGGAAGCTGCTAAGTTGGGTGACAACTCTAGCGCTCGTATTGAGGCCGTATCCTTGTGGGCGCAGAAGAATGTGCCAGAGGAAATGTCTGATGCAGTCATGGCTATGGGCGAGAGCGCTGCTGGCGTAGAGCTACTGGAACACTTCATGTCTATGAATGATGGTGTTAATCTTAGCGGCGAAGGGTCAACTGCTGCTGGCCTAAACCAAGACGAGCTACGCTCAATGATGCAAGACCCTCGCTATTGGGACAATACTCGCCGTGACCCAGGCTTTGTAAAACAAGTTGACGAGGGTTTCTCAAAGCTCTATAAATAAAGACAGCAAATCTCCTTGCTATTGAACCGCCAGTGTGACCTCCTCCACTGGCGGTTCTTTTTTGTGTTGCCAAATTGCAACATTTCAGGCATTATTGCTTGATGAGAGGCCCGTATATAGCGGATGGCCCAGAGATGGATAACCAGGCGATGCGAAACACGGACAACCAATCCTGAAAAACCTTAATCTAACTTTCTTTTTATAGGACAAATGTAATGGCTAACACAATTAACAATGCTTTTATCACGCAGTTCGAATCGGAAGTTCACTTGGCATATCAGCGTATGGGTTCGAAACTTCGCAACACCGTCCGCCAAGCCAACAACGTGAACGGCTCGACTGTTAAATTCCAAATCATCGGCAAAGGCGCTGCCAACACCAAAGCTCGCGGTGCTGATGTTACTGCTATGGAAGTAGCCCACAGCAATGTGACTGCAACCCTGACAGATCACTATGCACCTGAGTATATCGACAAGCTGGACGAGTTGAAAATCAACATCGACGAACGCCAGGCTGTTGCTCAATCGGCTGCTTATGCTCTGGGTCGCAAAACTGATGACCTTATCACTGCTGCTCTTGATGCTGGTGCAAACTCCACAGCAATCAACGACACTGCTGGTGCCTTGGTTAAAGCTGACTTCCTGACTATGTTCGAAACTCTCGGCACAGCAGACATCCCAGAAGACGGAAAGCGTTTCCTCGCCCTGTCTCCTGCTGCTTACGCTGATCTGTTCAACATTACTGAGTTCGCTTCGAGCGACTTTGTTGGCGACCAGAACCTGCCATTCGCAGGTGGCGCTTCCATGAAAGAGTTCATGGGCATCAAATGCTTCGCTACCTCGGCTGTTGCTGGCGGTAAGAACTTCTTGTATCACAGTTCGGCCATTGGCCTGGGTGTGGGTTCGGATGTTCAGACTGAAGTAAACTACGTTGCTGAAAAAGTAGCACACCTTGTCACTGCTCACATGAGCATGGGCGCGGTTGTTATTGATGACGATGGCGTTTACGAAGTTCTCGACAACAACTAAGTTATCTGGGGAGGGGGACTTATCTCCCTCCCCTACTACTTACAAAGGTGAACGATGCCCTCTACTGCTGCTAATAGTGCTATTGATATTTGCTCACGCGCCCTGATCCTTATCGGCGCTGATCCAATCACATCCTTTGAAGACGACACGACCGAGGCTCTAGTAGCCTCAAATATGTATGAAGACATTGCACGTTCACAACTATGTTTAATGCGTTGGCGCTTTGCTACCGAGCAGGCAGAACTAGCCGCTCTTGTTGATGAGCCTACTGGCCGCTTCGATACAGCACACCAACTGCCCACAGGAATCCTGATGGTCAACGCCATCACAGTATCTGACCAACCTATTAACTACACGATCTACGGCGACAAAGTATTCAGCGATGTATCTTCTACCGAAACTGTTGTTGCTGACTACATATATCGTGCTGGCGAAGAAGATTGGCCATCCTATTTTGTTGTCGCTGTCGAGTATATCCTTGCCAGTATCTTTGCTACTTCTATTGCCCGTGACGGTAACTTGGCTGCTGTTCTCGAGCAGAAAGCAAATCTCTTTATGGCTAAGGCTCGCTCGACGGATAGTCAGCAACAAACTACACGCAAACTAATTACTTCGAGGTTCCTGACCGAAAGGCGTTCCTAATGGCTAAGGTTAAAGTTCCTTTCAACAGCTTTCAGTTTGGCGAGCTAAGCCCCTCTTTTACGTCCCGTGTAGACACGCAGTTGTATCAGGCTGGCGCACAGAAGGTTCGTAACTTCCTTATCTTGGGGGAGGGGGGTGTTAAGAAGCGCCCTGGCACTGAGTTTATCTACGAGTTTTCTAATACGCGCACCCCCTCCAATCCAATGGAAGTCCGTATTGAGCCGTTTATCTTCTCGGATACTGAGCGTTACATCTTTGCGTTTAGCAATCAAAAGCTAGACATCTTTACTATTGATACCTCTGACAACAGCGTGTCTTACACTATGTCTCTGAGCGGCTCTGGCAACTGCCCTTGGACTACAGAAAAGTTATCAGAGATTACCTTCGCCTCCTCTGGCGATGTTACCTTTATTTGCCACACATCCTTCCCGCCTAAGATTATTCGGCGCACAGCCTCAGATACTTTTGTTACTGAAGACTTCGAGTTTGAAACATTGCAGCTAGGCAAGTCCACGCCTCCTGCTGATGCTCACCTTTTAATTGTGCCTAAACAACCTTACTTTGACTTCCAGCCGCAGGGAATGACGCTGACGCCAAGCTCTGTTGCTGAGGGAACGGGGCGCACTTTAACTGCGTCTACTGCATACTTTACGTCTAGTCATGTCGGCAAATGGCTTTTGATTGGATCTGTTCCAGTGTATATTACTGGGCATACAAGTAGCACAGTGGTAACGGTGACGATTCCAGATGAAGGTTTATACAGAGAGCTTGCTCCTGATAGCGCAGAGGTCTTCTCTGGTATTAATTTTGTTCGCGTTACTATGGCTTTACATAATCTGGAAGTTGGCAACTCTGTTACTATTTCTCGCTTGGGCCCTTTGGGCGGTATCACTCAGGGACAAATAGAGGGCACATTCCCTGTGTCTCAGGTTATTGACGAGAACACATTTGAATACGACTGCGGCCACGCTGCTAATAGCTCTGCTATTGGCGGTGGTAGTATGCGTGTGGCTACTGTAGCTCCTACTACTGAGTGGTATGAGCAGTCTTACTCTAGCATCCGTGGCTACCCTGGCGCAGTAACCTTCTTTGAGGGGCGCCTTTGGTTTGCTGGCACAACAGGACAGCCAGACCACATCTGGGCTTCTAAGTCTAACGAGTTCTTTAACTTTTCTATCGGTGGCGGGGCTGCTAACGATGCCATTGATATTGCTTCTAGCTTTGGTGAGTTTTCTCAAATTAGGCATTTGGTATCTAATCGCGACCTCCAAGTCTTTTCCGCTAGTAGTGAGTCATATATTCCTGCTGTTACATCAGCACCTATCACTCCTGCAACAGCTTTGATTAAACGTCAGACGCCATTCGGTTGCTCGTTTGCACGACCACAACCCTTTGATGGCGCTACGCTCTATACGCAAGCCTCTGGTGAAATGCTAGGTTCGTTTGTGTATAGCGAGGTAGAGCAAGCTTACAACACACAAAACGTAAGCCAGACCGCCTCGCACCTTATGCAGTCGCCTTTACAATCAGCATCTATTAAGGGCGGCTTTGACAGGTCTGAATCCTATATGTTCCTGGTAAACCCAGAGGGTAGCTTGTCTGTTTTCTATTCTTCCCGTGGAGACCAGAAAGCAGGTTGGATGAAGTGGGATACGCCTGGTGAGTTCCACAGCATTTGCGTTGTAGACCGCCAGTTGTTTACTGTTGCTGTCCGAGACAAGGGTGACGGAACCAACCGCTACTACCTAGAAGAGTTCAAGGACGATATGCCTATGGACTTCTGCAAGTATCGCACTAATGGTGTAGCTGGTGTGTTTGATGTTAGCGATCAGTATGCTAACAATGCTAAGGTAAAGATTGTAAGCGGCACTGATTATCTGGGTGAGTATACTGTAGGTGAGGTTACTACTGGTAAGGTAGATGTATCTACTGTTAAGGACTCGGTAACTGCTGCGTATGTAGGATATCAGTTTAACCCTATCCTAAGAACCCTCCCCATCGACATCTTTATTAGCGGCGACTCCCTCACAGGGCGTCCACGCAAGATTGATATGGTAACACTAGATCTGCTGGACACTTTGTCTGTAGCTGTTAATAATAAGAACATGGTGTTGCGTAATGTAAACGATGACTTCTCCTTAGACCGTGCAAACTTTACGGGGAAGAAGGAGTTCCGTTTAATTGGTTTAAGTCGTGATCCAGTGGTTGAGATTACACAGTCCGTTCCATTTGGATTACAGTTGAACGGCATGGTAGTAGAGGTATCGTTCTAATGGTTTGGCAGGTAGCACTAGGGATGCAAGTAGCAGGTGGCTTTATGTCATCTAGGGCAAAGAAGAAAGCGGCTAAAGCGGCTCTTAGAGAGGCTCGCGCACAGGCTGCGGAGGTTCGCCTACAAAAACAAGATGTAGCTCTGCTGGCCACGCAAGCGCACGAAGATCAACAAGCACAGTTTGCAGAAATGGTGGCTTACAACGCGGCTGCTGTTGCTGCTGGTGGTAGAGTTGGACGCAGTGCTGCTGCCCTGAGAAAGCGTGAGCAACAATTATATGGCAAAAGCGTTGACCGCCTTCGTCTTCAAGAGGCTCGTGAAAAAGCTGCTCTTGAAAAAGAAGCTAAGGCTATTGAGCGTAGAGGTGTTCAGGCTCGCAAGTCTTACCGCGCCCAGGCACGAAACACATTATTTGATACAGCATATAAAGCATTTACTTTAGTTCCTGCAAAAGCGCCAAAAAAACCTGAAGGGGAAAACTAAGACATGGTTGAGATTAAACGCACACGCGCAGGTCAGGGCTATAAGCTCAGTAGAATTGGTGTTGTAAATGTTCAGTCAGGCTCCGAGCGAGTCTATGAGCAGAAGGCTAAGGGCTATGGTCAGTTCGCTGACTTTATGTTTGAGCAAACTGCAAGCTTACAAAAAAAAGCTGGCGCTGAGTTTGCTGCTGAGGCTCAAGTTCTTGATGATGATGGCAAGGTTGTTTCCAAGAAAATCCCTTCTGGCCTAGGTAAGTTTGGCCGAGAGGTTGCTGTTAAAGAAATTAACCGCCGCATGTCCATTGCGACTCAAAACGAAATGAAGAGTGTTGCTGCCCAGTTTAAGCTTGATGCTAAAACTAAACCTAATTCCGCAGAATACTTTCGGGCTAATATGGAAACATATCTGGCTCAACGGACTAAAGATATTACTGAAAGTGGTGGGGAAGATTTCCTACCTACCTTTAATGAAATTGCTTACAACATTGGCTCTCTTGCCGAAATGGACATTAAGCTGGAAAGACAGCAACAGCTTAATGATATGGCTGCTAATGAAGAGCTATCTCTCTTTGGTGACCAAGCAACCGAGGCTTACAACATGGCCATTAGTGGTAATGTTGATAATGCTCGTGAATACTTTAATGAAATAACTGAAGCGGCAAAGTCTAGCACTCTGTTAGACGCGACTGCAAAAGCAAGATTTAATGCAAAGGCTAAGTCGGATTTTCGTTTGGGTGTAGTCCGTTCTGCTGCACGAGATAAGACCCCTGCTCAATTATCACGTTTAAGTTCTGAGGCAAAAACAAACGTCTGGTCAGAAGAAACACTAAAAGAAAACCCTCAGCTTGAGGGAGTAAATCTAAGTGAAGATGAGTGGAACCAAACCAAGACGTATTACAATGGGGTTGCGAAGTCTGCCTCTTCTGCTTTGGAAAAAGAATATGAGAATTATAGATTCAATAAAGAGCTTAATTCTGAGTTAATAGCAAATACCAAAAGCAATCAAGATCTTCTTTCGAGGAAACTTGGATACGATAGCATGTTAGATGTTCTTAGCGCTCCTGTTAGTGTTCAGCAAGAAGAAAATAATGCGCCAATATCATCTACCCACCTTAAGCAACTTGCTGTTTCTTTTTCTACTGGCCTCTTGCCAGATGAACAGCTTCTGCCTACCCTTAACAGGCTTACAAATGTTAGAGCAGCACAGCAATATAAAAACAAAACGCTTGATGTTTACTTTGGCGGAGATCAAGGCGAAGAAATTAATATTCAAGTCAAGCGACTTAATATGCTGCGAGAACTAGGCGGCGATAATTTTGCCATAGAAGCATACAAAACCAGTCTATTTAACAAAGCAAATCCCAGTGAGTTATTAAAAATCATTCGGGCAAACAGCGAGTTTATTTATGATGCAAAATCTAGTGATGAGCAAAACATTCGCAATGCAGCCAGATATGAATTGAATAAGCTAACTAACATTCCTTCTCACTTGCGCGATAAACTACTTCCAGCAGCAGAAACATTTCTTGGGACGCCTGAACTATCGTTTAGCGCTGCGGTTACAGCTTATGCTAGAGACAAATACTCTGGTAAAGATGGGTTCTACGAGCAATCTGGCAAATATAATAAATACCCATACTCTCCATCTAATTTTCTTGATACAGAAGGTCAGACTTTATTACGCGAAATGATCGATGCTGTAGCGCCTGAAAAGAAGGTTTATTTAATGCCTTTGTCTAGTTCATCTGATAAAGAAGTGCTTTGGCAACCTTATTACTTAAACGATACGAAGGGGCAAGAAATCGTTGGTAGACCCATTTCTTTAAATGGTTTTTCAAAACATCTTGCAGTTAAAAAAGCTATGGGGCGTATGGATTACATTGCAATGCAATTACAAAAGCGACGAGATAGTTCTTTTTTAAATGAAATAAATGCACTAATTCCACTGGGAGATTAATCTTAAATGTTAAAACCAGTTGAGATCGGATACGATAAACGCAGCCTCTATGATGGTGCGGAGCCGACTTTTAGCGAGTCATGGGTTGCCGAAGTTAAAACTTATACATCCCCTATATCGGATGCATTTACAGAGTTTGCTAGATTTGGTGCGGCTGATATTGACCACTCGTTTGACTTTGCAACAGCAATGGAACAGGCCCCTGAGCTTGAGCCTTTTGCCTATCACTTGGCTCACGCAAGAAATAAAGATCACTTTGACTTTCTTAGCGCCAGCCTGCAAAGAAACCAAGCTCGTAGAGAAGTGATGGCTAACACTTCATTCCTTACTTCTATAGGAACTGCGGTAACAAACCCACTTAACTTGCTTTTTGCTTTTCCAGCCCTCGGTGTAGTTAAGGGCGCAATAACTGGAACAGCTAAAATTAGTGCTGCGGCTGCGGCTGGTGCCAAACAAGGCTTTGCTGCTGGTGTTGCTTTTGAGGGCATACGATATCCATTTGACCCATTGGAAAGCGGTGTTGAAGCCCTAGCAAACATAGGTGCAAGCACAGCATTTGGCGGCGTGCTAGGTGGGGCAATCCCTGGTGGCTTCCATTTTGTTAAACATGTTATGCCTGAGAACGCTCGACGCCTTGTCCCGTTTATCAATCGTTCAGAAGATGGGATGAAGAAGTTTGAAGAAGATCATTTAGATGACACAATCAAAGCTGTTGATGATGAAGCTGATCTGACTGAGATCGACATCATTTACACGGATGATGCTATGCTTGATGCTCCTGTTGTTTCACGTGGAACGCGCACAGAGGCATTTGAGACAGACGCAGACACTGTTGTTATCTATGCTGATGATGGTGCGCCTACTCGCGTTGAAGTTGCAGAGCGACTTGAAGATGGCAACATTGCTTACATAGAAAACGGCCAGCGTTTTGTTGTCGCCAAAGAAGAATTAACTAGCCCATTTGAGTTAGAGTCTATTCCCTCTCCTCTCGTTAGGGATGACGGAACCCAGCCCACAGTCCAACAGCTTTTGGATGAGGAAGTTGATGAGGCACTTGGACTTGTAGATCTTTCAGATCGTGTTGTTACTTCCTTGAAGGCTCGCAAGGGTGAGCTTACACGCCCCGAAGACCCTGCCCGTCCTACAGATGTAGTCCAAACGGAAGAGATTGTTGTCAACCTAGACCGTGCGCGTGATGATTATCACACCCTTAAGTTTACCTTCCCAGAAGTAGAGGGTTCTACAGCCTTAGCTAAAAATGCTTTCCCTACCTTTAAGCACTACACTGACTTTCTTGTTTACAAGGAACGCCGCAAGAGGAATGAAAGCAAACGGCCTGGCGAGAGTGATGCTGCGTTTGAAGACAGAATCAATACACTGGCGATGAGCGATGGGGCTAACGGCTGGTCTACAAAAAAGACCACCTTTACTGACCTCTCTCCTTTTGGAAGTCCTGTCTTTAATGTTTTGCGTTTGTCAGACAAGGATATGCCTCAAGGTATCAAGCGTATGCTGGCTCTTTTGACTGGCAACAATCAGATTGCTCTGGACAGAAACACTGCTGGGTTCGGAACTAATGGTGTAGACCAGCAAAAGAACCGAGGCACAGTTATGTTTCGGAAAACCATGGAGAACTTGCAAGACATCTGGGTTCAAGATGTTAAGGGTAAAGATGGAGCGCTTCGTGTTCGGTCTATTGGCTTTAGCACTGCTGACTGGTCTCTTGCAAAAACTTCCTTTAAAGACTGGATGGAAAGAGAAGTTGCTGTTTACTTAAGCGGTATGCCAGGTAAAAGAACGCCAACCCAGAAAAAGATCGAAGGGGAAATCAAAGGCCTACTAGATGACTTCTTGGATATGGCGCAAGATGATGGGATGCTTCTCGGTATTGAGAACTATGATGTAGAAATTAATCGTCTTACAGATGAAATTGCATACCAACAAGACTTGGTTAATAAGTTTGAGGGCGACCCCGATAAAGTGGCGCAACTAGCAAATGCAAAGCAGTTAATTGAAGAGTTAGAGCTTGGGCCAGACGGTCTGCTTGCTATGATAGATGCAAAGACAACTGCTGGTGGCAAGTCTAACTATCGTTGGCCTCGTTACTTTGATGTCCTTGCTCTGCGTAAGAGCGAGAAGGGCGATAAAGTTTATTATAACGAACTTCGCAATATGCTTATTGAAGAATACAGCACAAAGCCACCCCGTAAAAGATTTAATGAAAAGACTGGAAAGACTGAGGATTACGTTAGCGACCCAGTTAAGGATGCAGACGAGACATTAGGTAACATTATTAGGGATGACAATGACCCAAGCGCCTACATTGGTGGGGTTGGCAAAGGTAAGCACCTTCGTCGTCGCGTTCTAAATATTCCTGACAGTAAGCTGTCTAAGTTCTTGGTAAAGGATGTAACTGTCTTGGGTGCTTATGCTGACAAGATGGGTTTCCGCATGGCTTGGAAGCGTAACTTTGGCGACAAAACGCTAGAGGGTGCTTTGAATGATATTCGGCAGATAGCTAAAGACGCAGGGCTATCAGATAAGAGAACTAAACAAGCTGTCCAGGCGTTCTATGGCGATTATCTGCGAGCCACTGGAACACACATTAGGAACCCACATAGCTTTGATAACCAAACTGCAAAGGTTTTAAGCGATTACGCTGGCATTGTTCACCTTGCTGGCTCTGGCCTTACTGCTACGCAAGACCTTGTAAACATGATTGGTGCTAGATCGCTAACGGATATGTTTGGAATGTTGCGAGAAATGGGTGACTTATTTAATAACGTAAAAGACCTAGAGGGTTTTACAGAAGTATTGAGCATGGCTCCGAACATGATCAAAGAGCAGATGATGGCTGATGCAAAGACTGGTTTGCAGCCAACGCTTGCCGAAAAAATAACCCACTTCCCTAGCAAAGTTATGTTTAATTTGCCAGTAATCGGTAATGATCTACACGCAATTACGAGTCTTACTCGACGCATTGCTGCATCAATGAATATCTCGGATATCATTAAGATTGCTTACAAGATTGCTGACCCTGACCAAACGCCTACTGCTATGGAGTTACAACAAGCAGGAACGCTTGGCATCGAGCCAAAGGTGGCAGAGTATATTTACTCGCAAAGGAATGTAATCGAAAAGGGTAAGTCTGTTTACAGGGCTAATACTACTAAGTGGGAAATGGATACACCAGAAGCTCGCAGCGCTTACGATACTTTCCTAACTGCCATTGATATAGCCACAGACTCTCAGATCATTATGGCCAAGTCTTTTGACAAGCCACTGATTTCCGATGGTGTTGCTTTTGTTCGCTTCCATCCTGCAATGGAAGTCTTTGGCATGAAAGCTGACCCGCTTATGACAGTAAATGGTCGTGAGTATGCACGGGTTCAGTCTGGCATCCTTAAGTTCCCATTCCAGTTTTGGAACTACTCTTGGGGCGCAGCAAGTTCTGTATTGGGCAAGTCGTTTGACCCAACGCACGAGCGTAGACTACAGCACATTGCAGTATCCGCAGCTGCAGGTTACTTGCTTCTTAAGGCGACAAAACCTGACTGGTGGTTTGAGAATAAGGATACTACTGAAATAGCAATGCGCTCTATTGATCGATCTGGTGTGATGTCTATTTATGGTGATATGGCTTACGATGCTATACACATGGCAACCGCTACTGGCTTGGTAGACCCAGAAGACATGCCTGTTCGTGGCAAGATTGCGCGACCAGGGACATCAGATATATATGGTCTAGCTGGCCCAGCGCCTAGCCTTGCATGGAATCTGCAAAGCGCATTTAAGGACTACCTTGAAAACAATACAGATGGCAATGCCAGAGAGCTTTCTCGCGCATTACCTAGGTTTGTTGTTCCAGGACAAGCAGCCTTAGACTTTTCATTGTTTCATAAAAAGTTTCTAAGAGATTAAACACAAATATGGTAGGATAGCCACATGACCATTCAGATTTCAAATAACAACCCTCGTATCTCCTATACCGCCACAGGAGGACAGACTGCGTTTCCAACAAACTTTGCCTTCTTTAATGAGGGTGATATTAATGTCTATATCAATGATGTTCTTAAAACTCTGAATACAAACTACACAGTATCGGGCGGAAGTGGTGCAGCAGGAACAGTAACCCTAACTACTGGCGCAACTGCTGGCGACATTATCGTGCTAACACGCGACGTAGAGCTTGAAAGAACTACTGACTTTCCCACCTCTGGCCCATTCCAGGTTGCGTCACTGAATGTAGAGCTAGATAAACTTATTGCTATGATGGCTGACATGAAAGACTTAGCTGGTCGTGGCCTTCGTCTTTCGGACTCTGATACATCTGCCGCTCTTGTTGTCGCTGATAAAGATACACGCAAAGGCACGGTTCTTGCCTTTAATGAAACTACTGGTGCTATTGAGGTTGGGCCAACTATTGCTGACACAAACAGCATTGCTCAAATTAAAGCTGATATTGCCACCCTTGCTGACATTCAAGATGGCACTGTTGCAACCAATGCAATTACAACAGTCTCTTCCATCTCCTCTGATGTCACCACTGTATCTAGCAACAATGCAAACGTAACGACTGTTGCTGGTCAAACGACCAACATGCAGAACATTACAGATAATCTGACTGCTCTTCAAAACGCAGCTACCAATGCAACAACCGCTACAACGAAAGCGTCTGAGGCTGCTGCGTCTGCTGTTTCTGCTTCATTTTCCGAGGCAGGGGCTAATACCTCTGAGACTAACGCTGCAACCTCTGCTACTAATGCCACCAGTTCTGCTACCGCAGCCTCTACGAGTGCTTCTGCGGCCTCTACGAGTGCTTCTGCGGCCTCTACAAGTGCTACTGCTGCTGGCACAAGCGAAACCAATGCTGCTACTAGTGCTACAACGGCTAACACTTGGGCTAATGCTGCTGCTATATCCTCTCTTAACGCTGCATCGTCTGAAAGCAATGCAGCTTCCTCTGCTACCTCTGCTGCATCTGCACAGACCGCAGCCGAGAGTGCAAGGGATAGTGCGTTAGCTGCATACGATAATTTTGACGACCGCTACCTCGGTGTAAAAAGTTCTGACCCTACTGTTGATAATGATGGCGATGCGCTGGTAGCGGGAGCATTATATTTCAACAGCACTAGCCAGAAGTTTTTAGTTTACACAGGATCAGCTTGGGCAGATGCCTACGCTGATGGCACAACGCTGGTGTCTAAGTCTGGCGATACAATGACGGGCAACCTGTCATTTGGCGACAACGACAAAGCCATCTTCGGTGCTGGCACTGACCTACAGATTTATCACGATGGGTCTAGTAGTTTTATAAAAGATGTAGGAACAGGAAACTTAGAAATTTGGGCTGATGGTGCAGTGATTATAAAAACTGGCGATGGTTCTGAAACTAAAGCCTTGTTTGATACTAATGGTTCTGTTGACCTTTATCACAACAACTCTAAAAAACTAGCCACCACCGCCACAGGCGTTGACATTACTGGCACGGTCACGGCTGAAGGCTTAACAATAAGTGACGATTACCCGCAAATTATATTTACTGATACAAACAACAACCCAGATTGGACGCTTATAGGCGCAAACGGACGCATTGGTTTTTATAACGCGACTAATGCTGTTGAGGTAGCGACAATAAATTCCACAGGCATTGATGTCACTGGCACGGTCACGGCTGATGGGCTGACTGTAGATGGGGACATTGGTTTTTCTAGTTTTGCCAAAGGAATTACACTCCCGAGTGGCACCACTAATGCAGACATCCTCCGAGTTGGCTATACAGGAGGTGTGGGCGACACACTAACAATAGCTCCTGCTGGTGGCAGCTCAACAAGCAATTTGATATTCAAAACAGCAGCTGGTAGCGCTATTAAGCAGCGCATGAGAATTCTTGCTAACGGCGACATCTCCTTCTACGAAGACACAGGCACAACTGCCAAGCTGTTCTGGGATGCGAGTGCGGAAGCGTTACAAATTGACACTAACGGAACTGGGTTTGCTATCAACAGCTCATCAAATGCTTATATGGTGATTGACAGGAGTGCGGCAAATCGCAGAGCTGAGTTAGTATTCTCAACAGCATCAACTAATGTTCTTAATTCACCACCTCTTTCTGCAACGGCTGATTGGGCTTTGGGTGTTTCCGACTCGGACGAATTAGCTGGAGACGCTTTTTATATTGCAACAGCTTCTGGTGCTGGAAATGCCAAAATGGTTATCACTCAGGCTGGCTCAGTAGGCATCGGCACGAGTTCGCCTGATGGTAAACTTCACATTGATGGAGCATCTGATACTGTTACAGGATTGGTGTTTGAGGCAGGAGTAACTGGAGATAATAAATTCATAGATTTCCAGAACACTAGCGGCGCGAAAAGAATGGGCGTTGAATATGACAACAATAATGTTAGCCTAAGTATTGTCGATAGAAGCGAAAACAAACTTCTTACTATAAAAGAAGGTAATGGCAACGTAGGCATCGGCACGGCTTCGCCTAGCCAGAACCTTCATGTTTCTTCTTCTGCCGACACAGTGGTAAGGATTACATCGGCAGACGGTAATGGAGCCTTTTTAGACTTAGGTGATGCTTCTGACCCTGATGGTGGGCGTATAGTCTATGACTCTGGCAGCAACCTAACATTCTCAACGGCCAGCACAGAGCGTGTTCGGATAAAAAGTGACGGGAAGGTAGGCATCGGCACGAGTTCGCCTGAAGAAAAATTAACCATAGCTGGAATTAGAAATGAAGCTACGCTTCGTCTCAAGCAATTAGAAAGCGCATCAAATTGGTCTAATGGGGATGACTTGGGAGCTGTTGAGTTTTCGACTGCTGACCCATCGGGTGCTGGAAGTGGCGTAAAGGGCAGCTTGCGTTATCAAACCATTGGCGGCACTGGTGCTGGAACTTATATGTCATTTAATGTTGCTGGAACAACCTCTGGCACTAACGACACAGAACGTATGCGCATCGACTCAGTAGGACGATTATTTATCGGTGGAACATCGGCTACAGCATCGCCAACTTTAGATAAAGGTATCTTCTTGCAATCTACTACAAACGGAGATGTTCTTGGTTACAACCTGTATGCAAACGAAGGTACTAATAATAGACGTGCAAGTTTCTTTTTAGATGACACCAATGGAGTATATGGTTTTGACACGTCAGCCTCTACAGGACTTTGCAGTTTTGTTGTCAAGTCAGCGACCTCAGAAAAGTTAAGAGTAGACCCATCAGGAAATCTGCTGGTGGGGACGACATCAGTAAATCCTGGACTTGGAAATACAAATGAAGGCCATTCGTTAAACGCTTCAGGAACTGCGGTGCATAGTGCAGACGGGAACAATGCTTTACGAGTTAATCGAAACACAAGTGACGGGACAGTCATAACTATAGCCAAAGACGGCACAACTGCTGGACACATATCGACTAGAGGCGGCGGTATGTATCTTGGAACGGCAAGCAACGCTATTCGATTTACCTCTACTGATATACGCCCTGTTAATGTGAGTGGTGTTAATACCACCAACACTGTTGATTTGGGTGATGCTGCTGCTCGCTTCAAAGACCTCCATCTGGGCGGCACTGCTAATGCTGTTACGATAAACACCGATGGCCCAACAGGCACAGGCAATGGCATCGTGATGGCTGCTTCTGGTTGGCCTTACAAGGGTCGCATCGGCATGAACGGCACAAGCGGCGGTAAGCAATATTGGACTGCAAACTATAACCTTAACACCAGCTCTGTAGACAGTGCATCATACTATTCAACTTATATTGAGAACTCTGCCCAGCATGGCATCATAGCTTTTGGCACATCGTCTGCTGTGAACACAGCTCCGTCGGAACGCGCAAGACTGGATTCATCAGGAAATCTGCTGGTGGGTAAGACTATAAGCTCTAGTGCTACAGTGGGAATAACACTAGAACCTGCGGGGGCTGTTGTCGCAACAAGAGACGGCGGAGAGTGCTTTATAGCTAACCGCAAAACTTCTGATGGAACTATAATACAGTTAAGAAAAGACCAAACAACTGTCGGTTCGATTGGGACGCAAGGTGGTGCTGCAACTATTGGCAATGGTGTAACAGGATTACGGTTTTCAGCCGCAGGATATGTTCATCCGCATAACATTACTACAAACACAGCCTCTGATAATACGACAGATTTGGGTGCATCTACAGCTCGCTTCAAAGACCTCCACCTCAGCGGCACTGCTTATGCTAGCAATGTAGTGTCCCAAGTTGCAATCAACGCACAGACTGGCACAGCCTACACAACAGTTCTTACTGACCAGTCCAAGCTGGTGACGCTGACAAACGCATCTGCCATTGCCTTTACCATTCCTGCTAATTCTTCTGTAGCTTATCCGATTGGCACACAGATTGACTTATCTCAGTTTGGCGCTGGCCAAGTGACTGTGGCTGGGGCTAGTGGCGTAACAGTAAACAGTGCATCAGGTTTAAAGCTCCGCGCTCAATACTCGTCTGCCAGTTGCATCAAAGTCGCCACTAATACTTGGTTGCTGGTAGGCGACTTGGAGGTTTCATAATGTTTACGCTTGGGATAATTGCATCATCTTCTGTTGATGCTGGCCCCAAAGCTGTCGGTAATGGAACAGTTGGAATTGTAGCAAGAGGAACATACAGCCCAGCGTATTGGGGTTACGTTGACACTTCCACGGGAACATTATCTTTGACTTCGGGAAGTTACTCAGCCGCATTTGGCCCTGCCATCAGCGTTATACGTACCTTTGTTAATTTCCAAGCTGGTGCCATTACTGGCAACGATACAATTACTTTCAGGGTTGTCCTGGATGGCCTTGCAGTTACTCCAGCAATCTGGACTTCTATAAAGGTTACTGTTGGCGGCTCAACTTATTCGTATACCAGCGCGTCTGCAACGGTTTCAACCACTGGAAGTCAAACCCAATATCTATGGACTGACACAAATCCATTCTCAACAGAGTCTTCTGGGACTGCATTTACTTGGGAGGTTATAAAATGATTTTTAATACGTTCACACTTAATGGAGTAATAAAACTTTCAGCTTACTTTACAATAGAAGATGTTGACGAAGATTGCTATATTGAGACGCCTGTACAGCACGACACATCTGACAACGAATTAAACGAACAATTTCTTCGTAACACTTTAAGTCAAATATACTCACACGAATTAACTGAAGAACAACTTTTATCTATAACCTTTATTGAAAAACTTGGAGACTAAAATGACAACTTGGACTATCGCAAACTTAGAACGCAACACTGATGACGGCGGCGTAACAGTCGCACATTGGCGTGTAACTGAAACAGAAGTAGTTGGGGAAGGCGATGATGCCGTAACCTATTCTGCTTCTTCCTACGGCACTGTCGGCTTTACGCCAGATGCAGATGCCGACGGCTTTATTGACTTTAATAGCCTGACCGAAGCTGATGTGCTTGGCTGGGTATACGAAGAAGTCAATCAAGCCGACACCGAAGCTGCACTGGCTGCTGATATTGCTGGGCAGAAAACCCCTGTTACTACTGACGGAGTTCCGTGGTAACGCAACCTACAGGAGAGACTAATGACCGAGAAACAAACAAACGTCATTACGATTAACGACAAAGAATATACTGAAGATCAACTGAGCGACGAGCAGAAGGTTATGATTAATCATATCTCTGATCTTGATCGCAAGATTGGTTCAACCCAATTTAACCTTGACCAACTTAATGTCGGCAGACAAGCATTTATGAATATGTTGCAGTCATCCCTGGAAGCTGACGCCCCAACAATACAGGATGCGGACTAATGGAAAGCAAAGCTGCCACTGACATAGTAGTAGCAGGGGGTGTAATTACAGCACCTGTCTGGATGTCTGGGGCAACTGTGTGGATGCAGTTTATTGGTGCAACGATCGGTCTCGGCTTGTTGTTTTGGCGGGTGTGGAAGGCTTACAAGGATCAGTAACATGAACTTCGGTGAGACTTTACTACAGTGGTGGCCTGTCATTACACTGGCCCTTGCTATGGCCTGGTGGATTAGTCGTAGTATCTCTAAGCTAGAATCCCAACACGACAAGCTTGACACGCGAATGGAAAACGCCGAAGACAAATTGACAACCTTGTTTGATTTGTGGAATCATCACATTGACAGGCTGTTAAATGAAAGGAAACCAAAATGATTAACATACTAAGTGCGGTTACTGGCATTGCTGGTAACTGGGTAAATGGTAAGGTCGAGGAGAGCAAAGCTAAGTCGGCTGTTAAGGTGGAGAAGGCTAAGGCTGATGCGGAAGTTCAGAAGCGTATTGCAACTGGTGATATTGATTGGGAAGCCAACATGGCTGACTCAACGAAGAACTCGTGGAAAGATGAGTTCGCTCTCGTGGTGTTGCTCGTCCCGTCTATCCTAGTTTTTGTGCCATCGCTGACTCAACACGTGCGGGAGGGGTTCGCGGTCTTGGATACACTCCCGAGTTGGTATCAATACCTCTTATTCGTGGCGGTAACAGCATCCTTTGGGGTGAAGGGTGCCGACAAACTGATGGGTATGCGCGGAAAAAAGTAGAT